AACCATCAAACTATAAACGTAGTCATTCGCCTGTTTTCTTTGATCGTTTGTCCACTGCGTATTCTTCTCTAAGTTGGCTATGAGATTATCAACGTGTTTCGAGCCAATATCAGTCGCCAAACGAATAACAGCGTCCTCAACTGACCTCAAAGCAATGGAACTATTAAGCATGCCGCTGCCTCGTTTAGCCAGCCTCTGCATAGCCGCAGTTCCTGCCGCCTTCATCAATGGGCTGTCCCTATTTACCAAATTAGATATAACATTAATCAAGTCCATCTCGTCCGTGAGTGTGGCCAGATTGAATGGCTGCATTCCGCTAATTACAACACCACTCCCACCTGTCGTGGTATCACCACCCCCGCCAGTGTCTGTGGGTTTGAAGTATTTTTTTGTCCAATGATGACCAGCGGCTGGAGTAATCCACGTTCCCTCCTCACCATCTTTTGTCCCCGATTCTTCTTTCCATCCTTCCGGATAACCATGTACATCCACATCGTCTATGCCAACCTCCGGCCCCCTTAACTTAGAGGCACCACGTCTGTATACATCCGTGTATCCAGAGGAACCGGACAGCCAATCTTTATACTTCTGAGTATCCTGCGCGGTCTGAGTAGAGGCAACATCTTTTTTCATTTGCGTGCCAACACTTGGAGACCACGTTTGCCCCTCCGTTCTTTCATACGCCTGTTTTGCTCTCCCGGTCTTTCCTAAAGCAATCCAGTCTTTTGGTGAGCGTGCTAATTCTGCTGCTGTTAATCCTTTAGCCATCCCTATCTCCTAACGCCCAATGGCGTGAAGTCCACGATTGCCCCTTGGAGCGTAATCGGCTTATCATAAATTGAACTGTTGCTAATAATCAATCCCATGTTGGTTCCTATCCCGTTTATCTTTACTCGTTGCGAAGCAAGCACCGTAACCCCTGTGCTGCTGTTACTTATATCTGATTGATTCCAAGCATCCGCCGTTACGGAGACAGAGTAACTGCTGGAAATAGGAGACGATGGGGGTGTAAACGTGCCACCGAAATCATAATCAGGCGTAACGGTTAATGTGGTGGATGTATCTGCGTTGATCTCTAGGTTTAATTCTCTGAATCTCTTCCTAGACCCCGGAGAATCGTAGTGGTAATACGCGCTTCTTACGAATGACCCCACCGTGTCCCCATCAAAGCTCGTGCCAGAATCAAATCTTCTGACATAGCCATCATCAAACCCACCATATAAAACCTCAAATCCATTAGCATCTTCAGCGGATGCCGTGCATTTAACTTGGTGAGCCAGTGTAAATGGCATCAAACCCTGATTCTTTTTGTTGATGAACGTCATTTCAACCCCAGTCTTGTCATCAAAAAATAATCGGTATTGATTCTTTCCTCTAACTCTCAAAGAACCAACGGTGCTGGACTTCTTGCTTTGTATATAGGGGTCAATCTTATCTGAAGCCACGGCAGACTGGAAGTCACCAAAGTACTGAACTGTAAAGATCGAAGTAATGCCCCGATCATCTAGGAAGAATGTTTGATCCATCTTCTGAAGAGTGTAGGGTATAGCGCCCGCGCCCGCATGGAACTTTCTTAATTCCCAGTCAGCCGCAGAGGTTCCATATAACATGTACGCATCGTTCCTAGTGAAGACCGACATCACATTGTTAACCTCTGTAGAGAATCCACTCACATCATCCCCAATCCCAAGTTCTGCTGCGCCAGTAATAGCATTCCATACATTCGGCGTGACAATACTTGAGTGCTGTATAGAGCCATTCGGGTAAGAGAAGAATAAATGCTTCTGGTGCGCAGAAATGTGTTGAGGAGTGTCTGTCTCCATCCCAGTTTTAAGTTTTATGAATGTCGTTCCATCCCAAGAGAAACCATTATCTACCGTATTAACTCCGTACATTGTAAAGCCAGTAGTTTGTCCGCGAAAGTTATAATTCGTAAACTCATACGTGCCGCCGGGGTTAATAGTCTGCGCATACTGTGTTCCATCAGCCACCGCAACAGTTACATTGCTGGGCTGACTGCTGCCATTCACGGTGGCATGATCAATACCATTAATATTGATGGCTTCACTTGCGGTCCAAGTTCCACTATTATCCTTTACTGATATATAGCCAGCAGCATCACCACCATCTATCGACCCGCTCGATATAACCACGCTTGTAACTGTAGCCGTCTTTCCGGAAGATGCCCCAACTATAGCATCCCCCTCTGATATTTCTATTGATCCAGAAGTAAAAGCCAACAATGGCATATTAAGATTTTCGTTATCGGAGAACGTTCCAGTGATATTTGTGAGGACCATAGCGCCAGCCGCGCCAGTAGTCCATTCCCCATAATGAGTAATTCCAGCCAGATCGCCTTGCGCTCCACTACTGGCACCAACAATAGTTGTGGCTGTTCCTGCATCACCCGGTATTGGCTGACCATCGGCGGTTGTCCCGTCAAAGTTTAATGCAGTTCCAAGATCTACCTCTGTCCAACCTGTCGCGGTACTCTTATACATACCGGCAGTTGCACCACCACTCTTATTTCTGAAGGCATATACATCTCCATTAAACACCCACACCCCCATAACATCTCCCTCGCCGGGAACAATATTGATGAGGGCTCTCTGATCCTCAATAGCGGACTGCAGTTCCGAAACAAGAGATGCATCTACTGTAGCGTCTCTTAATACTGGAGGACCATATGAAAGGCCAGTAGCAAGAACGCCCATTAACCAACTCTAAAGACTGACAACTGGCCGTAGTGCATTTGGAAATTCTCAGACCCTGCATCGTTATGCTTTACTTGTGCTGTAACATCTGTGTAAGTAGTATGTCCAGTGGTATCGATTATTCCAGAAGCAGATACAGTATTTTCCAAGGTAGCAGTTGATCTATAAACAGCAGCATCAAACCCAGGAAATGTAGCAGAAGCTCCAGTATTAGCAGTTGCAATTCTGAACGTCCATATAACGGTGTCTGAACCTGTCTGAGCAAAACTTATACCAAGGTTTACCATAAAGAATCCTTTATCATATATCCTGATTCTATCGTTAGCAAAATCAGCATCTGTTCCTACGGTAGTAGCAGCCACACTTCCTGTATCATCTACAGCGTCAGCCCCCGTGCTTCCTGCGTTCCAATCTATTACCGCAGTTGTAGCAGTTGCTACTGCTTGAGAAGCTGGAGTGCCTGCCTTAGCACATATAGTAGCATAGCCGCCCATCCCTGACTCTGTGAATTGCCTGACCATCTGAGCAGTAATGGCGCCAGTAGTATTATTAGCAAAACTGGTGCCAGTCAGAACTGATCTTTCTTTTCTTAACGCTGTTGGTGTTCCCATTATCCGTACTCCACATTAAATGCGCTTCCAAACGCGCTATCTTTATTTAGAAAAAACATAGTTTCTCCATCCTCCAGTGTTCCTGTTACAACAGTAAAGTATATATATCCTTCTGCATCTGAAGTAGAGAAGGACCCCGCCTCATCATCGCCTGTTACATCCTCAATACTCACTTGCAATATTGAACCTATAGCCCCACTCGTCTCTCCTTTTACCAAGTCTCCTTGGGAAGGAATTTGCATATCAAATGCAGTGCTGAAGGCGCTGTCAAATACAGAGTCCCTAGCAGTACCAACAGTAAAAGGAATCCTATAATAGGTAATCGCAGAAGGTAAAGTCTGACCATCAAATCTTTCATAGCCATCTATTCTTCTGTAACGACCTCGAATATCAATTTCAAAATTATTAGAAGCAACTAACTCACCCGGCTGCAAAGCCAAGGAGGGATCTACCATATTTACTCCACCCTCAAAGGGGAAGTAAGTAGATTGAAGTCTGCTGGGTTTTATATCTCTGTTTCTTAACTTGCTCATTCTGGGCGTACCACAAAATTGAATGCATTTTGGGCGGAAGAGAATCTTCTATTCTTCTGCGAGGGGAGTTGATCTGCTTCTAGTTTATCCAATAAGTCTTCAAATTCTGCTAACGCGCCAGCCATAATTTCCGGGGCATCTTCATTCTCCGCGTAATACATCTTTGCCCTTGCTGTAATTATCTTATGGAACCTCGGAGGTATAGCGGATATATCAGCATCAGCAGTCATAACAGTTGGGGTAGCCCAATACTCTGCTTGAACAACAGTTGAAGAGCTAGGTGTTGGATAAAAATCTAATGTATTATCGGGATGATAAGTAAAAACCTCTGGAATATCTTCGTCAACCGTTCCATATTTATAGTTTTCCCTGTATTCATTCCACGGTTCATACTCCAAAATCTGATAAGACTCTGACGTTGGGTCCCAAACTACAGAGCCAAGCTTCCAATTACCTAAGTCATCTGGAAAACCACCCCCCGGTCCAGTGCCCGTATTAGTTGACATCAAAGTAGCAATACCTTGACTGGTTGTCATGGTTGCAGTAGACCAAAGGTAATCCCAATCAAACCACCTACTCTGTATATCTTGATCTGCTTTCGCTACATAACGAACCACAGCATTCTCTTCTTCAGAGAGAGTAGTGGAATCCACAGCGGCTGGCCCTGTTCCGGGGATACCAATATCCCTAGCCATGTCTTGACATAAAACTAAATATGTGCTCATTTAAGATTTCTCAATATATCCTCTACTACATTTTTTGGGTTTATTTTTGCAGCGCACATTGCACCACCAGTCTCTTTATCTCTATTACACGTACTAAATCCATAATGCATCTTGTGACATGGGAAACAGTAATCAGGATAATCTTCCGGTCCTAACGAAGTAGTATTTCTCCAATGTTTTGACAAATTCTCGTGAGATGAATGCGACAATAAAACTACCTTATGACACTTCAATGTAGATGCTGCATTTAAAACACCAGTTTCTGGGCCAACCACCACATCACACACATCTAAAAAAGCAAGCGTATCTCTAACAGACCACTTACCAGATTTTGCAACAACTCTTTTTTCTTTCTCCCACCCTACTTCTAATAATTCACAAAGGCCATCACCCACAGTTACAAAAGATACATCTTTTCTATCCATCAAAATCCTAGACATTACGGCATCTGTCCAAGGATAAACCTTATGAACAGATGAACCAGATAAAGCCCACAGAATTACATACTTTGATTTAACTTTTTTACGTCTTCTCTTGGCGCGTCTTTCTTCTTCATCGGTAGGATAAAACTTAGGGTAAAATTTATGCGGAAGGCCAGCAAGATCATGAGTCCTTTCCATATAATTCACATTACATTTTTCATGAATCTCTTCCTTTGAAAGGTTATAATATTTACTAGCCGATACCATAACTCGCTCTCCACGAATTTCTTCCTCACGTTGAGGAGTCAATAAGAGAGAACCTTCTATTGATTCAGAAAGTTGTACGAATTTATCAAAGCACTGAGATAAATTCTCCCAATACGGAGTAAGTCTATCATTAGGAACTTGATCTGTTTCTTGAACTAAAAGTTCATCAACATTAGGATCACTCTCTAATATTTCCTTTCCCCGCTCACTAACATTTACACAGACACGGTATCCTTGTTCCTTGAATAAAGGAAACAAGGAAGAGACTTGTATCATGTCCCCCATTCCGCCGTATCTTACAACGCAGACAGATTTCTCTGTCCTTTTCCCTCCGAAATCAGCGAGGGTTAATTCGTCCCATTCCTTGGACGGTAGGTTTATTATCTTCAATTAAAAGTCAAGGTTCCAAGAGCCAACCATCTCTCCCTCAACATTTGCCATGTTGTTTGAAGCCTTTTGCGCTCTCACGAACTCGTCAGTCCTCTCGTCGGACATGTCGTCCATAGTGTAATAACCACGACCTGCTGCAGTGGAATGTCCATATGCCTCTTTAGGAGACACAGGGACAACTCTACCACCCACATAAGCCGTGATCATGTTGATTTTTCCTGCCATAATTCCTCCAAAGGAAAGGGGGGCCGTAGCCCCCCGACCTTATTAGTCAGTCAAAAGAAAATTTACCACGATCCGTGGAAATAGACTTATGAACAACACCCATTGGCAATTGATTGGGTCCGTGGGAAGCCAAAGCAAGAGACGCTAAAGTCTCTCCACTTACGTTTTCCAACGAAGACAACCCGTTTGCCGGGATTTTACCGCTTGCAGTATGCTGCGCTTTGGTTAATTTAGCCATATGACCTCCTTAATACCATTCGACTTCAGCGTATGCATAACCCTTACCAGCAGCCGTGCCAGAATCAGTCGCCTGAACATAGGTAAC